CCCCTAGGGTATTTGTGGTTTGCTTATGTTTCACGTGAAACGTTGTGTCATGTTATGTCAACTATTGTATTGGTATTGAAACTATCTTATTAGTGGGTTGTATTTTTTGTACAGGTGTGGGTTAATAACTTGACAATATATTTATTTACAAGTATATTATACTTGTAAATAAGGAGGTGAGAAAATGAGTAAAACTGATTCTCGTAGATATGACAAATATACATATGATTTTTTTTCATGTGATAAATATTCTTACACGGATAAAGATAACTGTATTAATCAACATGTTGGTTATATGTTAAATCGTACTTTATCAATTTTTGATTATGAGGGTCTACCAGAAACTATTGACAAACGTAATTTAGAATTAATGTTACAAGTTAATGGTAATGTATGTTGGTATAAATATAATGAAAAACTTTATGTGTTTACTGGTGGTTTAGGTGGAGAACCAAATGTTTACTATATGCCTACAATTTATACTATTGCTAACCCAGCTTTAAATATTAGTAAATCTCTTAAAATTGATGAAGATTGTGTGGTAATGCCAAATGATTTTTTGTATCTTGGATTATTACCATTATATGAAAGATACGCAACAGGATTAACTGAAAATGAGTTGTCAATGTATATTGCAACTATTAATCTTAGAATTACATCATTAATTAGTGCTAGTGATGATAATACTAAAAAAAGTGCTGAAAAATTTTTAGATGATATTACAAGCGGAAAGCTTGGTATTATAGCTGAAAATGCTTTTCTTGATGGTATTAAATCACAACCTATAAGGGGTTCATCTGGTGACGATACTATTACATCATTAATCGAACATGAACAATATTTAAAGGCGTCATGGTATAATGAAATAGGTCTAAACGCTAATTACAATATGAAACGTGAGTCAATAAATTCTGGTGAAAGTCAATTAAATAATGACATGTTAATGCCGTTAATTGATTCTATGTTATATTGTAGAGAAGAAGCTTTAAAAAAAGTTAATGCTATGTATGGTACTAATATTACTGTTCATAAATCATCAAGTTGGGAGGATAACCAAATAGAAGTTGATAACGAACAAAATGGTAATGGAGGTGATATGGGTGGAAACATTAACACTGAATAATGTTTATCCAGAATGGCTTACTAAAGGAATTTTTAGTTATTTAAACGCTTTAGAAGTCCCTTGGAAAAATGACGTTTCTTATAATCAATTAGACGTTATTTATCATGGCTCAAGAAGTGGTAATAAAATTATAGGCTCTTTAATTGAAAATTTTCTTGAGAATGATATTGTTAGTGATGGTAATAAAGTTATAATAGCGCAAGCAATTTATGCGATATATATTAAAAATTGGAATGCGTTATATAAAACATTATCATTGGAATACAATCCCATTGAAAATTATTCAATGACTGAAACTGAAAATGTTCAAGACACTCATAGAGGAACATTAGAAAGTGATGGTTCAGATACTAACACAAATACTGAAAACACAATTGTGAATGACACTTCAAATAATCAATTGTGGGGTTTTAATTCAACCGATTCTGTAAATAGTGATAAACAAATTGGTGATACTACAAGAAATATAGATGGTAGTATTAATTCTACACATAAAAACACAGATACAGAAACAAAAGATATTACTTCTGATAGAACACTAAAACGTTCTGGCAATATTGGAGTTACAACATCACAGCAAATGATTGAAAGTGAACGTCAATTGTGGTTGTGGAATTTCTTTGAAAGTGTTTTTTCTGATATAGATAAAATACTAGTGTTAAAAATTTATTAAAGGAGGATTAATAAATGTTTAAAGGTGACTATAAGTTAATTGATTTTAAAGAAAATAATATTGTTTTATCTACACCAACAACCATTAAAGGGGTATATGATGCAATTGAACATAATTACAGAAAACCAACACTTATTACAGGATTGGTTATTGGTTCAGTAGAAAAAGAGGATACCTTTGTAAATTTTGAGCACGGTGAAAACGTGTATAATGGTTTACTTGGTATGACAGCAAATAATAAAGTGTTATTTATCACAATTACAAATGAAGATGTGGTAACTATCACAGAAAACACTATTACATTAGCATAAGGAGGTAAATAAAATTATGACAGTAGCACAGATTTATGATATTATCAACCCAATTACAAAAGAAATTCTCGGGGAAACTGCTGTAGTTAATGAGGATTTATCTAACATTGTAGATATTGGAAAAGAGCTTTTTGATGCTACAGACGTTGACAATTATGTTAAATCATTAGTTAATCATATTGGACGTGTTATTTTTGTTAATCGTCCTTACTCTGGCGGTGCACCATCTGTATTAATGGATGGATGGGAGTATGGTTCTGTTCTTGAAAAGATTAGTGCTGAATTACCAGAAGCTACAGAAAATGAAAGTTGGGAACTTACAGACGGTGCTAGTTATGACCCCAACATTTTCTATAAACCTAAAGTTTCTGCTAAATTCTTTAATAAGAAAGTTACTTTTGAAATTCCAATGAGTTTTACAGAAAAACAGGTGAAAGAAAGTTTTTCTAATGCGTCACAGCTTAATGGGTTCTTATCTATGCTTTATAATGCTGTTGATAAATCGATGACAATTAAGATTGACAGTCTTGTTATGAGAACAATCAATAATATGATTGCTGAAACATTACACGATTTTAATAGCGCTGGTGATTATACAGGTACTGGTATTAGAGCGGTAAATCTTCTCAAATTATACAATGATGATAAAGGTACATCTTTAACCGCTGAAAAGTCTATTAAAGACCCGGATTTTATTCGTTTTGCTTCTTATATTATGGGGCTTTACATGGAACGTTTAAGTAAAATTTCATCTTTATTTAATATTGGTAAAAAAGATAGATTTACTCCACGTGATTTACTGCATGTTATTTTACTTAGTGATTTTGCTAAAGCTTCTGACAGTTTTTCAATGTCAAGTACATTTCATAATGAGTTTGTAGCACTTCCTAAAGGTGAAATTGTTCCATATTGGCAAGGCTCTGGAACTGATTATTCCTTTAATTCCGTATCATCTATTAATGTTAAAACTGCATCTGGTGATACAGTAAATGCAAGCGGAATCATTGGTGTTATGTTTGACAGAGATGCTCTTGGTGTTACTAATCTAGACAGAAGAGTTACTACAAATTATAACCCAAAAGCAGAATTTTTCTCAAACTGGTATAAATTTGATGCTGGTTATTTCAATGATATGAATGAGAATTTTGTTCTCTTCTATGTAGCCTAATATAAAGCCCCTCTTTTTGAGGGGCATTTTAAGAGGTGGTATAATGGATATAAATTTATATGTAAACAATTCAGAAAAAAATAAGATAGGTAAAAATCTTACAAATGCTTTTTCCTTATCTGGTTCATTGAGAGATGCTACAAATATTATTAATCCTGTTATATTAATAGAACTAAATGAGATTGGTAATTATAATTATTGTTATATACCTAATTTTAATCGTTATTATTTTATAACAGATATTACAGTAATACGAACTGGGTTATTTGCTATTTCTTTGATGGTTGATGTATTAGAGTCATTTAAAACTGATATAAAAAATCTTTCTGTGATTCTTTTAAATACTCAAAATGTTGGTACAAATAACTATTTACCGTCACCAGTATTTCGTAATAACGTTAAGTCTAAGACAGATATTATAAATTTTCCTAGCGGTCTAAATGATTCTGGTGAATTTATTCTTATAACGGCAGGGGGTTGATAAAATGGGCGTAAGTTATAATGATTTTATAAGTGCTGTCGCAAATTATTATAATGCAGAAGCTGGTATTCCTCCTACGGCTCAATGGGCGTCTTCTACTACTTGGAGTACAGTTTCAACAGATATGGCGAGAGTGGGAATAACTTCTGATAATTATATTAATTATCTTGAAAATTTTCCCGAGCTTTTCGATATTACCAGAAATGTTGATGGTAGTGTTTTAGATTCTTCACTTAAAAAATATATGTATTATGGTAATGTCAATGGATATAATACAAATACAGGTGGAGCTTTAAATAGTAATTCGATACCCTCAACTTTTGCTGAATCAACAGGATTAAATGTTAGCGGTCTAACATCAAAAGCTACTACTGGTTCATTCAGTGTTAAAGGTGGTATAGGATTGAAAGCTGATACTGGATTGACTGCAAAAGGGGTTGTGTCTACTATAGGTACTGCGGTAATGGCAGTTGGAGTAGGAGCTACTTTAGGTAAAATTGTTGGAGATGGTTTGTATCAGTCTAACCCAAATTTTTGGGCTACTGGTAAATTATCTTCTTTATCAAATACTGATTGGAACAAATTTGCTATTGCTATTAAAAATGATGTTGGTACAGTTATTGACAATGGTGTATTAGCTTTATGGGGTGTTAATGATGATACAACTACAATGTATCTTGATGAAAACGCTCTTGCCTATATGAGCTGGTGGATGAATGAAAACAATGTATTTGCTAATAGTTCAGAATATAATGCACCATCAGATAGTTTATCTAGTATTAATGTAACTAATTTTTTAACATTGAATGATTTATGTGCGTATATATCGAGTAAGGTTGCATATCCAGATTATTATACTTTATATTCTACTATGGTTGCTAACGGCGTACCAGAAACAGGATTACTATATTTTAGAGGTGAGGGTTTAACTTCTTTAGGAATAACACACGGTTCTATATCAACTACATGGTATGTAGAGGAATATAAACCTAAACCAAATATTAATACATCAATAGGTGTTATTAAATTTGATTCAATAACACGTTATTCATTTGAATATCTAGCGTCATGGGGTGGAAATAATAAATTTGTTTTTATTGGAAAAAGTAGTGAATCAACATCGTTAGGGAAAAAACCATGGGGTTATTCTGAAAAAACAAGTAGTGACGGATGGACTATAGAACTAAAAATCTGGAATACTAATGCGAGTTATTCTACACCTTTAGATGGTATTTCAGATAATCCTAATTCAGTTCAATTTGACCCGACAGGGATAGGAAGTGTTTCAACTGCACTTGGAGCATTAAAAAATCAATATCCTAATTTGTGGAATAATGCAGTTAAACGTAATACTGTACAAGATGATGGTTCAGAAGATGAACGTATTTATGTACCTATTCCTATACCTAAATACAATAATCCTTTTGATAATCAACCTACAACAGGCACACCGTCTCAGACAGAACCATCTATAAAACCAGATACTACACCAAAAGAGGATTTAGACAATATTTCTAATACAATAACTAAAGACCCCACACAAACTAATAATAATATTGGAGGGGGTAGCACACCATCAATTATCATTCCATCACAACAAGCTAGTGCATTATGGGCTATTTATAACCCCACATTAACACAGTTAAATTCTCTTGGGGCGTGGTTGTGGTCTAGTAACTTTATAGACCAAATTTTAAAAATATTCAATGACCCAATGCAAGCTATAATAGGTCTTCATAAAGTCTATGCTACTCCTAATATTTCTGGTAGTGGAAATATAAAAGTTGGTTATCTTGATAGTGGTGTACCGTCAAATATTGTAGGAAATCAATATACATATATTGATTGTGGAACAGTATCATTACGTGAATATTATGGTAATATATTAGATTATTCACCATATACTACAGTTCAACTATATTTACCATTTATCGGTATAGTATCATTAGATATTGCGGACGTTTCACGTTCTAGTATCACTGTTAAATATGGTGTTGATGTATTAACAGGTGCTTGTTTGGCTTCTGTGTCAGTACAACGTGATAATGCTGGAGGTGTGCTTTATCAATATTCTGGAAATTGTGCTTGCCAATATCCTTTGTCAAGTGGGTCATATATGGGTATGGTAACAGGTGCTATAGGGACTATTGGAAGTTTGGCAAAAGGTAATATTTTTGGATCAGCTTTAAGTATAGCTGGAATGCACACCAATATAGAACACTCTGGCGGATTTTCTGGAAATTCTGGTGCTATGGGAATTAAAAAACCTTATTTGATTATCAGTAGACCACAATCCGTAATGAATGACGGTTTTCCATCAATACAAGGTTATCCGTCTAACTATTATACACGGTTAGGAAATTGTAGTGGATTCACTCAAGTAGCGGAATGTCATGTTGAAAATATTTCTGCAACAGATAAAGAACTTGATAAAATTAAAGATTTGTTAAAAGATGGGGTTATCCTATGAAAATTTATGTGTGTACAGGTCATGCCAATTACGGCAATATGATTTCCTCTGCGGATGGTACGTCAGTAGGTGGATGTAATGAGTATAATTATAATAGGGATTTATTACCTTATATTAAAAAATGGTGTGAAAAAGTTGGTATTGAATGCTATACCGATACACCGGAAATTGGAAAATTACATTCATTAGAAGACGAAATTAATTACTATATTTCACATGCTAATGCTGAAAATTATGATTTAGTAGTCCAATTACATCTTAATGCTTATGATGAAAAAGCTAAAGGTTGTGAAGTTTGGTATTATCCATCTAGTAATATGGGATTGCGATATGCTAATGATGTATGTAACAAACTTGGGTCAGTATGGCGTAAAAGAGGTATTAAAGAAAGTAAAACTTTATATTGGCTTAGAAAAACAAAAGCACCATCTATTTTAATTGAATCATTTTTTTGTGATAATGCTAACGATTATTTAACCGCAGTTAAACTCGGTTTAGATGCCCACGCTAAACTCATTGTTGAAGGTATTATCGGTAAAGGTATTACAACTTATAATTCAAGATATAGTGTATTAGTAGGTAACTATGATAAAGAAACTGCTAGTTCTGTATCTAAAGAATTAACTAAGTTGGGATATAAAACAGAAGTTGTAAGAAAGGGGTGAGAATATGGATATTAATGCTGTCGCTAGTATCGTATCAGCTATAGGATTTCCGATTGTTTGTTGTTTCGGTATGGCTTATTATATTAATACAACTCTTAAAGAGTTGACTAAAGTAATGAATGAACACACTGTTGCAATCGAAAAGTTGACAACTATTATCGACAAACATGTTGATAATGAATAAGTAACTAAATACTAGATGTTGTGTAAAATAAGGGGGTATATAATTACCCCCTTTTATAATGTTTCACGTGAAACATTATTTACACCATTGTAAATAGTTCCTAACAATTTCCCCGACTTCATTGTCCTGATAATACACTTTTTCCCTTGTATAAAATAATGCAATTTTCTTTTCAATATCTGTTGTAGGTTTAGTTAGTTTACGTTTCCAATTAGGACGTGCATCAAAATCAACACTATAAATTAAATCATTATCCGTATTTTTTAATTCTGTTGTTTTTCTGTGAATATATGTGAATACTGAATTATCAGTATTTATAATTTCACATTGTAATAATTCATCATCAAATTTAATAAAGTATGTAAATAAGATATCTTTATTTTTATACTTGTACGGTAGATGTGGATAAATTTCCATTTCCCATGCACCACCAGTTATCATGGAAAGCTTAGGATTATCAAAAGCAAAATATAAATCAGATTTCTTTCCTTTTTTATTAGGTAAACAATATTCAACTGCAACTGTTAATTCACTATCACCATACCTGTATAAATCAATATCACCAGCATTCATTTCTTTAATATGTGTTAATCCCATTTCGCTAAAATAAGGACAATATTTATTCACCGTATTGCCTAACATGAAAATTTTCACATCAGTACGATAACGAACTATAGTTGAAATAACATTCATAAATAATACAAATTCATCTGGTAAATACATGGTTCTAGTAAGAAATTCATCAAATAATATTGTAGTAATATCTGGATATGATGTTGATTTATCATGCTCCATCGATGAAATAGAAAAACCATACGCAAACGGTCTTTCCATTGTAATTCGTTTTTGCGTATCTTCATCATATTTACAAAAGAACCATCTTGAGCCATAATAATATACATCAGTCCATTCACCATCAGTCAATTCTGCTATTACTCCATTACTAACAAGACCGTCAAACATTGTACGACCACGTTTACCTGTAAAATCATCTTGCCAACGTCTTACAATCGCTAATTGTTTATTTTCATTCACAAAGTTTTCAAGTCCTAATTTTAATACACTATATGTTTTACCGTTAGAACGTTCACCAAATATCACATTGTAAGTAGCATTGTGTGATAGAATATTATCTAAGCTATAAAATTTTTGTTTTTTGAACATTTTATTATTCCTTTCTATGTTTCACGTGAAACATTAACTAATTGTCTTAATTTCTGTTAAATAATCAACATACTCTTTTGATAAAGATAAATGATAATCTGAACCCTCCATATGAACAGCTGATAATTCATGGTAAGCACATTTATTTCCTAGATAGTCAGTTAATATACCACTTCTTTCATTATCAATATAAGTATGTGTATTTTTACCTGTGTATTCTGGCGGTACATATAAACCTTGTTTAAATTCTTTAAAAATATCATCACCAAATTTTTGTTTTAAATAAGGAACGGCTATTTTCTTATTTAATCCAGATACCGTGATATTAACATGATATTCATATTTACTAGGTTTAAATATAAATGTTTTAACATCGCCATGAACGCTTTTTATATTATGACGTTTCTTAACTTTTAATGGTATGTACTTTTCAACCATATAACGTTTTGCGCCTAGTGTTTTAAATCGTGTATAATAACCCTCAAAATCCCAAACGCCTAAACATTTCTTTTCACCCTTTACAGTTTTAGGTTCAATTAAATCATGCGATAAACAATGAAAATCCATGGCTTTATATAATCTATTTCGTATCATCTCATTGTACGCATTAATATATTTTATATGATTTTCTCTATTAACAGTTTTTATAGAATCAGTATCACTATAGATATAATCACCTTTAAATTCTATTATACCAGTAAATAGATTTCTTCTAGCATATGCAGTTACCCACACCCCCCAAGGATAAAATAAAAAACGATTAGAACTATTATTATATTTCTCGATTGCTGTATTAAAATCTGGTGTATCTGGTAGCCATTCATCCGCATAAATATAACTATCTCTTACAATGTCAGTTACCATCATACCATAGCAAGAATTTAATTGCTCTTTACTTTGTAGATATTCAACCTCTTTTCCATCAACACCTTTTAACGTAGTTTTATCACTATATAATTTTAATATTGATTTAACTAATTGTGTTGGTAAATAACTTTTTTTATAACGTCTAAAATTAGATACACCGAAATGTTCACTTTTATAGAACACTTTTATAATGTTATAATCTTGTTCAGTTAATGTTATTCTTATCCTTTTAGCTGAAACTAAACGACCATTATTAACAATAGGCTTTTCAACATCCCAACATCTAGAAATTGATATATAATTATCAAATAATACTTTGCTATCTATATTAATAAATTCAGCGTCAAATAAACAACAATAGTATTTAAGATTATACTCCAAATCTTCTTTTGATTTTATATCTACAATTTCTGCTTTAGACATTGGAAACATTTCTGCAACCATAACGCATGGATAACTACTCGTAAAATCATCACTGCCTACATTTTCTACCTCTTTACCAGAATAAAAAGGATTAGCGTGTGTAAATCCACCTTGAAATGCTCTTTTCAGTTGTTTATATTCTTCCGATTCAATTGTTAATTCATTCATCAAATCATAATATTCACGATTTTTTTTGTATTTTTTACTCTTTTCATTTTTAAAGCATTCACGTCTACAATATTGACGTACATAACCTGTTTTTGTTAAAGGTATTCTAGTTATACCACCATCTAATTGTATTCGTTCGTAAATATACGCCATGACTATTTTAACATCATTTACACAGTAACCTTTTTCTTTTATTGTTAATGGTGTTTCTGAATGTCTCATTAATGAGTAATCTAAATCGCCAACTAGTTTTTCAATTTTTACTACTGTTAAATTTTGTGCTAATTTTGCTAAAGCATACCCACTTAATAAATAACTACACCGAAACTCTATTCCGTCAATTGTAGTTGCGTACACTGGTTTACGATTATCTATAGCAAACACTTTATCCCACTCGAACCTTTTACATATAAACTGAAATTCATATGCTAAGTTGTGAACATATATTACAAGTCTCTTACTTAATGATATATTTAAACATTCTATTAGTTTTTCAATACATTTCAAAAATTGTTCCCATGTACGACCAATAATAACAAGACCATTTAAGCCTAAAGTCCATTCATACATGATAGCGGTTTTTTCTCCACTATATGATATAAAAGATGTTGTTTCAATATCGAACGCACAGGGGGTATCGAAATATAACACTTTTTTCTTGCTACGTAAACGTTCATCACTCATGGCAACATCTGCTATATATTCGATATCACTCGGATTATATATTTTATTCAATCCTAAAAAATTTTGAAACGTCATTATTTGTGTCTCCTACTGACTGTTCATATATTTGTTTTAATTTATTACGCATTTCTTCCACAACTTCATCAACATTTTTATCATCTATTATATTCGAAATTTCCTCAAACACATTATATTTCATTAATTTATTGGAAATTGAGCTATCTATTTCTTTAAGACGTTCATATGCTTTAAAAAAATCATTATACTGTTTATTAGTTATTTCTATGTTATGTTCTTTCTTTAATTTCTCTCTAACCTCACGTCTAACCGCTTGTGAACCATGTACTGTAGATGTTTCCATATTCAAAAATTCTTTAGCTCTTAAAAATTCTTTTTTCAACTCAAATTCATTTTTTCCTTTACTTATAAATTTACCCTCACCTCTTCTTTTAAATCCCTCATAAGCTGGTGAAAATACATCTGTTTTTGATAATCTAGTTATACGCTTATTAGCTACATACGCTAGTCTTGAAACAACTTTAGACAAATCATTATTAGACAATGAGGATAATTCTCGTTCGCTCAAATCTGTTAAAGATTTTAAACTCATTTTCTGAATGTTCATTCTTGTATTCCCTCCAATAGCTCTTTTATAGTCATACCGTGTTGTAAATACCATATAAGAATATAATAATTATCATTTCTACTATTTTCAAATGATGATATATTTTCAACTGAAAAACCTAATTCTTTCGCTACCATAGGTTGCGAATACTTTGTCTTGTTTTTTCTAAACGTTTGACAATTTAAACCTACATGAAACATTATATTTTTCTTATTCATTATCTCACCTCCATATAATAAAAATAGGAGGGCGTTTCACCCTCCTATGTTTCACGTGAAACATTATTCACAATCTTTAGTTGGCTCTACTGGGTCGTAAATCGGTTCTGGCATTTCTGGCGAATCATTAACAGCCGATGTAACTGTCGCAAGTGATGCAAATGTTTCAACATCCATTGACACTTTAATATTTTCAGTCTTTTTAACTTTAGCAGAAACGACTTTTCCTATTGATGAATATTTCTTTTCAAAATATTTAATCAAATCCTTACCTGTCATTTCAAAAGCATAAGCGGTGATTGTTTCAAGAGACTCTGTATCATATGCGTATATTGTAACCTCAACCACATCTTTTTTAATAGTTCTTGTAATTTTTTTCATTGTATTAATCCTCCTATTCATAATCATCAAGTGAAGTATCTTCAAATGGGTTTTCAGAAAGTGCGTAATCTTTAATCCACAATGTACGGCTAGTAATTTCACCATTTTCAGTTCCAAGTTTCTTTATAGAAAGATTAGCTTTCTCTTTATCAACAGTGATGTTTAATGGGCAAACATCAATTTTTGGTGCGAGTCCCTCTGGAAATTTAACCTGTGCTGACACACGCTCCCCATCTTCTTTCCTTGTAAGCTGTGTAAGATAGGTATAAAAGAGTTTACCCTCTGTTGTAGTTCTTTTCTTTGCAAATATTGTTAATTCCATATATTTTCCTTTCTGCCTTAGTTTAGGCTACGATTTTAATGGATTATCGAGAACCATAATTAACTATTTTCTTAATCTAAACCAAGTATATTTTTCTGAATTGGTAATAGTGTATTCAATCGTGTCCCATGTGTAAGTATAACATTCATCTCTCACATTTAATAAGATATGTGCGTCCTCATCATCAAACTTGTTCTCATACAAAATTAAATTTTGACTCATTCTTCTAATTTCATAGTAAAACTTATTAATCATTCTTAAAGACTTTAACCCTATTATCATAATACCTCACCTGTCCATAAATCTTCTAAACCATATGTTTCTGCACATGTCCCGATGTAATGATAATAACATCTAATCATTGACATTTCATTATCATTTATTAAATCTGCCATATACAGTTTAAAAGCCGCTGATGCTAAGTTAATCATGTCTAAAGTTGCTTTGTGCGCTTTAACATCTCCTAAGAATGTTTCTTTATATGCTATCATAAATCGTGCGTATAATATTTTAAACATCGTTTTATTTATCTCCTTATTAATTATAGTATTACTCTGCTTGGACAATTTCTTAAATAAACTGAATTACTACAACGTTCTTCATTATCCCATTTTCTCCAATTACTTTCAATCATTCTTGTAATAATATTCATTGCTATAACCTCCTTTTGAGTTTCCTCTTTACATATATTATACTATCACACCTGTACAAAAAATACAACCCACTAATAAGATAGTTTCAATACCAATACAATAGTTGACATAACATGACACAACGTTTCACGTGAAACATAAGCAAACCACAAATACCCTAGGGG